GTTCACCCCCGGGCTTTCGCTGACGCAGAACGCGGGATATCACAACAGCATTTACCGGGGCAAATACCTGGGAAGCAGCGTGTCGGCTGACCAGTGGGCCGCCATCAGCGCGGGTACCTTCGACGATATGTTCATTGGCGACTACTGGACAATCAACGGCGTCAACTGGCGTATCGCTGCGTTTGACTACTGGCTGAATAACGGCGATACCGCGTGTTACACACACCACGTCGTCATTATCCCGGACAGCAATATCCTGGTTGCAGACGGCAGCACGACCCACTGGCTGCACTCTTCCAACGATACCAGCGGCGGCTACGTCGGGACAGACTTCTACGCGGGCACCAACGGCAATACCGGCAAGGCAACGTGTAGGAGCGCGGCCCAGAGCGCCTTTGGCAGCGGCCATATTCTGAGCCACCGCGAATATCTGACAAACGCCTGCACCAGCGGAAAGCCTTCCGCCGGTAGCTGGTACGACAGCGATATTGAGATTCCCAACGAGCGGATGGTCTACGGCAACGCGCCGTTCAGCCCGGTAAGCGACGGAAGCACGGTACCGGCGAATTACACGATTGACAACGCTCAGCTCCCGCTGTTCGCCCACGACCATTCGCGGATCTGCAACCGTGCGGGCTGGTGGTTGCGTGATCCCGTGTCCGGGACGGGCTTCGCCCTTGTGAGCGGCAGCGGCAGCTGCACCTACGACGGCGCGTCGTACGCGTACGTCGGCGTCCGTCCCGTTTTCGGTATCAGAGCGTAAGCGGATCTATAATCCCCGCCCCTCGTGGGCGGGGATGGGAGGACAGGCAGCATGAGCAGCGTACCGAAAGGCAGGCAAAAGGAATCCCGGTTTGAAGCCCAGACGCAATTCGTGAAGCTGCGGGACGAAGTGACGGCCTTGATCCTCAATGACTTCGGCTTTTCGGAAGAGAAGTACCGGAAGAAGATGGAGAAATACCGGCACGACCACCGAAAGGACGCGAACATTGACGATATCGTGGCGCGATGGGAGCGGAAGAACGAGAATTTCAAGAAATGGTTTATCGACGAGGAAGGGAAAGCCATCCTGGATATCCTGCGGAATATCAGCCGGGAGTTCAGCATGGGAAACAGTATCTTCCCCGGAGAAAGCCCGGCGAAAATCATTGAATTTCTCACCCGCCGCCAGCATATCAACAAGGCCATCGGCCTGTGCTTCACACTGAAACAGGAAATCCATTACGTAATCCGTACCCTGCCGGTTGATATCAACAAATACGAACGGTTTGCCGTGGCCATTGACAAGCAGATTGCGTTATACAAGGGCGTGCGGCAGGCAGACAACCGGCTGTTGAAGCCCAAAAAGCCGCAGAAGCAAAAGCGGACGACCGAAGGAGAAGTGACGAGGATGTTTGACAGCCTGGCCAATATACTCCGCAAGGTGGGCCGCATGGAGCAGAACGCGGAAGAAGGGGAAGAGGGTGGCCTTTGAGCGTGCGAACTGGTGGTTGCGTGATCCCGTGTCCGGGACGAACTTCGCCAATGTGAACAACAACGGCAACTGCAACTACAACAACGCGTCGAACGCGAACGTCGGCGTCCGTCCCGATTTTGGAAGCGCGGATAAGTCCTCTGAGATAGGCATAGCGTTTCACCGAAAGGAAAGGCCATCCGTGCCGAAAGGCGAAAAGAAAGCGCTTGCAAAAGCGGAGCCGCACGCGCCGGTTTGTCCTATGCGGCGAGTTACGACGAGCCGATAGCCGGGACTTAATCCTGCGAAGGGAGCGCGTACCCCTTATGGGACTGACAGACTTAAACCTTCTCTATGATTCCATGGTGAAAAGCCTTAAAGGCAGCGCCTGGAAGGCGGAGCCGCAACGGTTCATGCTGGACTTTCTGAGCGAGATTGTAGCGCTGAAGCAGGAGATTGAAAGCCGGACATACCGGACAAGCCCGGGAACGGAGTTCACGCTGAACGAGCGCGGCAAGACGCGGCATATACACGGGGCGCGGATGCGGGATCGCGTAGTGCGTCACGCGTTATGTGACGGGGAGCTGGCGGACGCGCTGCGGCCCTATCCGATTCACAACAACGGCGCGAGCCAGAAAGGAAAAGGGCTTTCCTTTTCCCGGGCGCTGTTTGAAAAGGATCTGCACAACTTCTGGCTGAAATACCGGGACAATGACGGATATATCGGGTTTATTGACTTCAGCAAATACTACGACAATATCCGACATGACCAGATAAAAGCCCGGGTTGGGCCGAAGATCAGCGAGGAAGGCAACTGGCTGCTGGACGAAATACTGCGGACGTTTGAAATTGACGTTTCGTACATGACGGACGATGAATACGCCCGGTGCATGGAAACGAAATTCAACAGCGTGCAGTATTACGAAACAATCCCGGTGGAAGCGCGGACGGGCCAGCGGTTCATGCCGAAGGGTGTTGATATAGGCGACCAGGTGAGCCAGGATATCGGGATCTACTTTCCGACGCCAGTTGACAACTATGTGAAGATCGTTCGCGGGTGCAAATGGTACGGGCGGTATATGGACGATATGTATATCATCTGCCGCGACCTGGACGAGCTGAGAAGCATTATCGAAGGCGCGAAAGAGGTTGCCCGGTGCCTGGGTATCTATATCAACGACCGGAAAACGCACATTGTCCGGCTGAGTGACACGTACAAGTATCTGCAGATTAAATACAGCCTGGCAGAGAACGGGCGGGTTATCAAGCGGATTAACCCAAAGGCCGTAACCCGGGAGCGGCGGAGGATGAAGGCATATAAGCGCCTTATCGTTCGCGACGAAATGAGTTACGAAGCAGCGGAAATGGCAATAAGGAGCTGGATGGGCGACTATTCCAGACTTATGAGCAAGAAACAAATACAGAACATGAAGGCGCTGTATCGGGCGCTCTTCGGGAAGGAGCTATCATGGAAGCCATTATCAAATTCAAGGACGGTACGGAAATCACGGCAGAGGTGAACGGCGACAGCTATATCACGGAGGACAAGCCCGCTTTCCCGGCCAAGATGGAAGGCGTGACCGTGGAGAAGGAAGGCGAAACCACCGAATACGAAGACGCCATGCTGATTGAGTGCGCGAGCGTTGACGGGCGTTACTGGTTTGCGCTGATGGAAAAGCCGTTGGAAGTGAAACAGGCCGAACAGATTGCACTGCAGGAAGAGCAGATTCAATTCCTGGAAGGGTGCATTATGGAAATGAGCGAGGAAGTGTATAAGTAATGGCGATGTTTTTTCGGTCATTGCTTTACAGAATAATCTTCGGGAAGGAGGGCACTATCATGCTGGCTATGCTTTGGGCACAGAAAATCATCTATGCCGAGAACGAGGAAGCGGCGCGGGCGCTGTATAACCGCGTTCCCCGGTTGCTGAAAGCCCAGGTGGACGAAATCCTGCGGGAGTGCGGCGGTTTCGACTGGCTGATTGGCTAATTCACAGGAGGTTAAGGGAAAATGATTGCACAACTTTGGGCTGACAAGATCATCGCCGGAGAAAAGGCGTACCACGAAACGCCGAACAAGCTCAAACCGGCGGTTAAGCAGATCCTTATTGACACAGGGCATGGGGATCTGATTGACGAATGAGCGCCGGTAAACAGGGGCCGTCCGGGAGTTTCGGGCGGCCCTTTTATCGTATCGTGCCAACGCATGACGGGCTATGCGATATCTGGCTGACGCCCGGGGAGCCGGTACCGATATACGACAATCTGACGGGAAGAATTGACTACAACTTCAAGGTGCTGGCGGTGCGGGGGATCCGGGAAGACGATCCGCAGTACGGCGGCGACCTGGAAGAGCATATACGGCGGAACTATTACGCCTGGATGGAAAGCGCGGAGGAAGTGGAAATATGAGCTGGATTGTATCGGTAATCCTGGTGGTGGTGCTGCTCGTGGCGTTCGGGATGCTGATGGTCTGCCTGCTGGCCGCGCTGCCGGAACAACCGCTGGACGAGGAAGCGGAAGCAATACGGAAAGACTACGAAGAGCGAGAGCGGAAACGCAAGGCCCGGGAGGAACGGAGGAAGCGGAAATGAGCTGGGTTGGATGGGCCATTATCGCCCTGTTCGCGCTGATTGCCGCGCTGATGGGCTATATGGCGTGGATTATCTACTACGACGA